ATCACTAGAGTTTAACCACTTTCGTGCTTTTTTAGTAGGAAAAGTAGAACCTGGAATTGCTCCCCCTATACCATGAACTCCTTTTACCTCATAAGGATTTAAAGATAATTGATATACAAAATCCAAGATAAAGTCTTTATCTCCAGACGCAATAAGTTGGTTTAAGTTACTAGCCGCTCTATCTGCAGAATATTTATACAGATTACCTGTTAGATTCTTTGTACTATTACCTAACTTCACTAAAGTCTTCCCGCGATACTCTGTTGAACATCCCGGAACGGTTGGTCCAGTGCCTAACGCATCAGATATCCAATCTATATAATCTTTGTAATGTTTCTCACTAATACCTGCAATTTCATTATGATTAAAACAAACTGCAAACCACGTATATGCATTCACTCCCATTGCGGAATTGAAATATGGTATTACAAACCCTACACCTTTCCCATAATCGGGACTATATGCATAAGCTTGAGGTCTCAAATTAGGAGGCATTACCCACGTTTCAGGAACTACTGATCCAGCAACTCCAGAAGTGACATATTGATTTGATAATTTTACTTTTATCGTTGCCATATTTATTTATTTAAATAAAATCCCTAAATTAATAGGGATTTTATGATTTATTGTTAGTTTACTATTTGGGTGCTTCAATCTCATCATATATATATTGATGTTTCTTAACTACAGTTAAACCATTGGTAAAGTAAAAATTTTGCATAGATTCTTTCCATGCAATATCTCCTATTCCAATACAACAATTATATGGTTCTGGACATCCACAGGTATTTCCATACCCGTCAGTATAAGGTTCACACACTGCCATTGCTCCATCACAAGCTAATTCTGCAGCTGTTTTAGCAGCGTCTGCCGCTGTTACTGCAATAACTAAAGCATCAGTTAAAGCCTTTAGATTGGCAAAGGTTCCTACTGAAGGACAATATGCTAATATTTCATTAAAAAGAGAAGGCTCATCTAATGATAATGCACCACTTACTACTGGTTGAAAAGATATTGCAATGTCTCTATTGCAATATTCATCTGCAGTTAATCCTAAAGCAGGATAACCCCAGTGTGATGGATCAGCTGCAATTAATGCATATGCTGCTTCATGTGAAGCTGCCCATACCCAAGCTGCTGTTGTTGCACTGTATCGGATGATTGTATCTTGAATCGCTCCATTCTCCATATATATGATCTTGCTATATTGGTCACCACCACCAGCACCACTTATTGAAGGAGTGGCATCTGATGCTACATTTATATAGAGTGGACCGCTTGTCGTTGTATTTACTTGTATCGTGTTTGACATAATTTACGTTTTAAAAGATTTATAAATTACTCGACGAATAATACGAAGTTATTAGCCGCTTGTACACAAAGACATCTTTCTGACAAGTAATGGACTTCCATCGCATCTAATGAAGATGTGTAAGCGCCTCCAACAGAACCAGTAATCCATGATTTCATTCTTCTATCATCTGTTTCTGAAGCTCTATATCTTACATGCAAAAATGGTCGTCTAATATTAGATCCTAACATTTGATCATATACAGTTGAAGTACCTGCTGGTACTAAAACTCCTTTAATATCATTAACCATTCCTCTTGTACTAGCATCATTTAGATATTTCCAATCAGTTTTGTAGAAGTCATAAGAACCTCTTCTAAAACCGGAAAATCCAAAATTTAATGCCATTTCAGCTTCGTTGTCAAAAAGACCATAAGATGCTGCACTTGTAGCGTTATAAGAACTACCTGCTTGAGTAGCGATCATATCATCAAAATCTAGAGCTGTTCCTCTATCTAAAAATAACATGTTTTCCTCAATAGCACCTTGAAAATCCAACCATTGTAGTATTTGATCAAAATCACCTAATGCACCCGCACCTGGGTTTGGAGCTCCAGCAAAACCTGCATACACATTACCTCTAGTGTTAAGTGCGGCAAATAATCCTTGAGTACCTGAACCTGATGTTGCTAAACCTGAAGTTGCAACTCCAGACAATGGAGCAGCTAATTCACCTTCAACCATAGCCATTTCTAAGTAATCTTCGTATCGTAATCTAGTTTCTGACTCAGCTTTCATATACCATAAGAATCCGGATGTTCCATCTTCTGTGGCAACTTCCACCCACCCAATTTGAGCAGTATCAGAACCATTAACTTCGTATTTATCTTTAATTATAATTGGTTTGTTATGAAATTGAGTAAAAGACGGAGTAACTGATCCATCCATACCTAATGTTCCTTTGGCAAAGTCAGAACCATAAACAAATAATCTTAAGTTTGTTGCTCCTAATGCAGTAAAATCTGCAGCAGTATAACAAACAGCATCAAATGTAAATGTTCCTGGAGCACCTGGGTTTGGAGCAGTTATAACTAATCCTTTCAATGTTAATCCACTCATTGGATCAAAAACCACGAATGTTTGATTAACTCGGATTACTACTTCATTTCCAACAGGAATGTTAACTGTAAACGTAGTTACCCCAGTTCCAGGTACTGGTATTCCTTTAGATACATCATCATAACCAATATGTAATCTATTTTGTTCAGACCAAATAACTTGATCTGATGTCATTGGCATTTCCGCGCCAACCATTCTTAAAAATCCGGATAATGTTCTATTTCCGAATCTTTCCACTTCCTGTTCGTACAGTTCAGGGAGATATTGTTGAGCAAAATCAGCGAAATCCGCCGCAGTTGGATCAGTCCATTGTAAATAATTAGTAGACAATATAGATTGATCTTGCGTAGGAATTAAATCTGCATTTTGCACTGTAAAATTTCCTAAAGGCATAATTTTAAGTTTTTATTTTTTCTTTATTTTTAATTTAGCACTATTTATACCACTAATTGCTTTTACTTTTAATCCATTTAAATATATATCATCAGGCGCTTTTGTTTGTCTAGCATCATTATTAATATTTTTGGATTGAGCCACTACATTTTTAACAGCGTCGGCTTTTCCTTGCTCATAAAAATGTTGGGCTATTGTATCAGCATTTTGCGCAGTATACATAGCTTTGTGATAACCTTGTACGTCTATAACTTCACCTTTATCGTTTAAGAACTTCTTAACCACATTGGAAATATCTGATTGTGTACTTGCAACATCACTAGCATTATTAATAGAATATCTAAATTGTTTTTCTCCTAATTTGAAATCAAAACCTTTGAATTCATCATTAAAAAATTTAGATGTTTCATCTTTAAAATTAGCGTGTTGTTGTTTTGCTATCTCTTGTTGTTCTTTGAAGCGGTTAAAAAACTCATTGGCTTTGGTCATCTCATTATTTACCGTAGGTCTCAACTTGATCTCTTCGTAATATTGAGATTTTAAATCTTCCAAAAACTTTCGAGCTTTTGCTACTTCTTCTTTTTTAGCGAGTTTTTTTCGACGAACTTCTCGCTCTTCGTCGTATTCTTCATCCACATTAAAATTTTCTTCCATGATGAAATCAATTTCATCAGTATCTAAATGTGGTTTACTATTTTTATAATATTCTTTTAGTAAAGTATTTTCATCTATGCTAGTATAATCAGCATTTAACCTAACGAAATCCTGTACATTTCCTCCTGTTTCTTTCATAAAAGAAACCAATTTTTCTACTCCTTCAGGAAGTTTAGATTGAGGTATTTCTTTAGACGTAGTCGTAACTACTGGAGGAGTTTCAACAATTTCTGTTATTTCTTGGATAGGCGACCCGTTCTCTTCTTGCTTGCTTTCTTCTTCTTGTACGGGAGATTCTTGCAATCCTGATTCGGATGCTCCGCTTTCCACCTTTTGTACATTTTCGGTTTGTTTATCCTCATCCACGTGCACTGTGCTTGACTCTGAAATGGCATTGGGTTCTTGTTTAGATAATTCTACTTTTTCTTCTTTGACTTTCTTTAAGTCAATTTTTTTAGTTTCTTGTTTGTTAGAATGAAATTTTTTAGGTTTTTTTTTTATTTTAAAATCTCCTTCTTGTTTTACTTCTTCCTTTTTTTCTTCTTCCATGATATGATATTATATAATTTGCCTTATGGCATTGGTAGTCCATCTGTTTCATTTAAAAAATCAGTTGGTAATAAATCGTTTTGACGTTGAGCAATCATTTGACTTTGTTGACTAGCAGCTAGTTTAGTTCTTTTATCTTTTCTATCTTCTATCATAGCTTCTCTTGACACTCCTTCGTCAATATCTATTTGAGCTAATTGCATGTCATACTTAAATTTTTGATCAGCTAATGTCATTTTATTTTGTAAATCACTTTGCATTCGTTGAATTTCAAAATCTGATTTACCTTTTTCAATTTGTAATTGAGTTTGAGCTAATGCTTCTTGTTTTTGTACTTCATACATTGCTGCTTTTTCTGCTGATTCAGCATTTGCTTTAGCTTGAGCTTGAATCATTTGTTGTTGAGCTTGTTGATCTTCCTTAGCTTTTTGTCTACGTTTAAGTTTTAATAATTGATTAGCTAAACGTAAATTATGAACATTTCTGATATCAATTGCATCTTCTAAATTAATTTGATTTCCTTTTAATGCGATTTGAATATTTTGTTCTAAAATTTGTTTTTCTTCTTCATCTGGTTCTAATTCTAGAAATATACCAAAATCATATAAATGTAATTCTTTTATTTCTTCTAAAGTAGCTACATTATATAAACTAATACTATTAACTAAAGCTTCATTAGTTAATTCAAATTCTAAAGAATCAGCAATTCTTAATGCAATATTTTCACAAGTTCTTAATGTTAAATAAAGTCCTGCATCTAAAATATGACGGGTCGCCACATTAGATTGAGCTACCGCTAGTTTTTGTAAACCTAATAATGCATCTTTATCTGGATTACTTCCATCTCTAGCTTCATTTAAACCAGTTACATCTCTTATCATTTGTAAATAATACTGATAAGTTTGAATTAATGATTGGATTTTTGCTTGAGCTGCAGAGGTTTGTAACTCTTGAATAGGAATTTTACCTGGATTCATATCTCCATCCTGAGTCATAGATCTACCAACAATAGATCCTGTTTGGAAATACATATTTAAAGCTTCTTTAGGATTGTAATTTGTTCCATTTCCTAAATCTACTTCTGCTAATCCATCTACATCTAAATAAACTCCATCTGGAACCATACGAGATAATACTTGTTGTAGTTTTAAAGAAGTTAATTGAATCATATCAGCGAAAGTAATCATTCTTTCTACTAATGAGGTTATACGTCCTTTATATAAATCTGGAGCACATAAAGTATAATTCATATTTACTTTAGTCAAATTAGATTTAGGACGAGTCATATTTTCAGCAACTTCCCATTTTAACATAATAGGATGTCCTAATATTTTAGCTCCATGATATAATACTTCTATTGATCTCGCTACTCTATCAAATCCATCGTTAGGAGGAGGATTAAAAGTATCAGGTTTTTCTAAAGCCTTCTCTAATCCGTATGGAGTTTTCTTTATTTTAAATACTTGATCAGCATATGTTTTATACTCAAAATATAAAACTTGAACAGTTGTATCATCTCTATTTCCTCTATAATTTCTCCTATAGTTACTATTACCTGGAAATTTTTGAATTTGCTCTAATTCTCCAGTAGTTAAATTTGGAAATTCCTTTTTAAGCTCGGGTAAAGAAATATTCTTTACTTCTCCAACATAGTATATATCTTCAAAGTTAGGATCTTCAGTATAAGAATAAACAATGTTAACTGGATCTACATAATCTACAGTCACTCCATTAGCTGCATTCCAATTTGTTTTTACACAACCTAATCCTAGTTCTACTAAATCTTTGTAAAACCTACGTTTAGTTAATTCAAATTTATTTCTTGCTAATGTATTACTAATTACTTCTTCTTCTGCAATTTCAATAGATTGTTTATAATCTAATTGCATATGAATTTCTAATTCTTCTTCCGTTTCCGGAACATTTTCCATATTTTGAACCTTAGAAATATCTTCTCCTAACTGTGCTTTTACTTGTTCCATAAAAGCTCTAGTAGCTATATTTTTATGTAATTTTCTAGCGTAATTTGTTCTTTTTTGTTGTGAAACTGGATCTTGTGCAAAAGCTTTTATATCATAAATCTTTTCAGCCATTCCATTGACTACTATATCTACAAATTTAGGAATAATAGCAACTGGAGTCCAATCTAAATTTAAATAAGATAAATCTCCATTAATCGACAGTTCATCTTTATACTTTTGAATAGACTGTTCAGCACGACCATATAATCTTCTTCTATGAAAAATATTGTAATTATTTGTATATCTCGCTCCTCCTACTCCTGCAGCCCACCATTCTCCTTCAATTGCTCTCCCTACCATAAGTCCATACTCGATGGACATTTTTTCTTCTTGAGGCACTACTTGATCAGGAAAAGAACTTTGTGTATTAGTATAAATCATTTATTCCGTTATTTTTGAAACTACTCCGTCGTTGTTATATTTTATAAATCCTAAATCTATTGTTTTAGTTGTTCTATCTGCTACAGGTTTATACTTGTTTCTATTACATGCCATAATTGCTAAACCTGAACTAATAGATGCATCATGTTTGGTTCTATTATTAATGTTAAATTGAGACCAATCTTCTAATGTTTTCTGATGATACATGTCTCCCATTAATTCTCCATGTAAACCAACATAATCTTCAATATATGCTTCAATAGCTGCGGCGTGAGATTGTTTTATATCTTCACTTGAGTTAGGAATTCCACCAATTTCTTTTTCTGCTAAAGATAATTTATTCCAAACTTTGTCTGGACGATTTATTGAAAATCCTCTATAACCTCGTCGTTTTAAATAATATAATAATCGTGGTTTATTGTTTTCTGCAAGTAAAGGCATTCCATAAAATATTAATGCCATTAATACTTCTTCAAAAAATATTTCTGCAGTTTGGGGTCTAGCTATATATTCTAAAAAAAAATGATTAGGTGGCGCGTCTTCCATTGAGAATTTCGTTAATCCATGTAAAGATCCATTTGAACCTCTACCATCAACTGTTCCACTTATATCATAACTATCACATCCAAATGCTCCCATATGAACATTGCCAGGACGTTTTAATCCATTTTTTAAAATAACATTATTTTGTAACTCGGCCGGAGGAATCCACGATATATTAAATCTACCATCTTTATTAGGAGTAAACATGACCCGCGTGTCTTTTACTCCATTTACCCAATGAAAAGATCCTCTAGTTATATGAGCAGTATTATTTAATTCTTCATTATAATCTATTTGTTCATAGATTTTAGTTAAATTAAATAAAGATTCTTTTACTTCATCTCTAAAAGCATGTTTTTCTGTACGGGGAAATTGTCTATAATATTCATTTAAACTATCAGGATCTTCTTTTAATCCATCTACCTCATTCTCCCAATGTTCTATTACTCCAATTTTTATTGGAATTCTATCAATTCCTAAAACTGATTTTTTAGGAGTAATAAATACAGGCAAACCAAACGTATCCATAAATCCTTCGTAATTCCACTCCATGGGAATGAATAAAGAATAAAGTCCTGAACTGGTTTGTCCATTTCTATTTCTTCTTGTAACATCACTGTTATAATATAATTTTTTGAAGTTATTACCTCCTTTATCTAAAGCGTTTGAAGTTGAACCCATCATACACTTGCCTACGATTCGTCGACCTAATCTTAATGTAGTTTTTGTAACTCTCCAATTGTTTAATATATTGTCCGGTCTTTCCCATTTTCCACTTTCGTCATGTGCTAATATTTTTAATTTCTCACCATCGTAAGAATTGTCCCCAGTATTTTTCCAATCTATAGTAGTATCCAATCCTTGTAATTCTTTTAATTGAACATTATCATCTAGCTTGCGTCTAGTTAGTTTAGATGCTGGTACTCTATAAGCTAATTCAGTTTTAGGGCGATCCATACCATCTTGGATCGGTTTGAAGAAAAATGGATAATTAACGGATATTGGCACAACTTTATCTGTAAACATTTTTTTAGCATCTGCTCCTGTTTTGGATAATATACCAAATCTTGCATCACTTGAGATTGTTGCCTGATTAACAAGTTCTGCTGATGACATAAAGGAAAATCCGGATCTTCTATTTTTAAGATAGCACATTCCGTAGCATCTATTATCGGCTTTACATGCTTCCCAAAAGATGTAGAAAATTCTATTGGCTTCTCTATAATCAGGGGCTCCAACATCGATTTTTGACCATTGGAGATACATGTAATGAGTACCAGTAATATAAGTAGGCACAGCATTATTAAAAAACCAATAACCCTCGTCTCTTCGTTTAAATTCTTCATCTATATAATCATACCATTTTTCTTTAAAATCATTAGGATATTCATCCCAGTCGAATCGACTTTTAATTCTATTTAAGATTTTAGGGTATTCGGTTTTTTCCCAATATTGTTCTTCTTTTTCTTCACTACGCTTATACGGGTTTTCAACTGTTGGTAAAGCAATGCGGAGATTTTGTATTTCAACGATAGTTCCAATTTTTCCTGTTTTACTAATTACAACAAAATCATAATCTGCATTATAACCATACTCCCATTTTTTTAATCTATTTTGCTTTTTAAGAATTTTAGGATTAACAACATCTTTTAATTCTTTACAAAGAAATTGCTCATATTTCATTTACTTCTCCCTTCTGCAAATCCTTTAAATACTCTCTTTTCTTTTTGATCTTTAGATTTAGTATTTAATAATTCTTCTTCTTCTTGAATTCGTGTTAGAATTTCAAAAGCATCAAATATTGCTAGTTTTTTTGTTGCGGCAGCATTTTTTAGTCGATCCGCAGACACATCCTCCCCTGTATCCACAATTGGTTCTTCCGCTACTTTTATTAGTTCTTGTACTGCTAGTTGTCCAGCTTGGATTATATTCTTCTTCGTTTCCTTGACGTTCATGTTTAATTAAAATATCTTTTGATTTCATACAATATAATAGTTCCTCATCTATAATAAACTCCCATTCTCTTCCATGAGGAAAACTTACTAAATCTTCTTTATTTATATTTAAAGTATTTAATTGAGAATTATCATACTTTAATATTCCTAGATTATTTATTAATTTTTCACCAAGTTTTTTAGATTTTAACGGCTTAACAAAACATCTATCTAAAAATGATTTTCTTTTCCCTTTATTTTCATATAAATATATTTGATCAGGAGAACAAAAATATAGATTATCTTTAAAATAAGATCTGCTATTTTGTTGTTTTCCTTTCATATTGTAGAACTTTCTAAAAACATTATGATGAATATATACTATATCTCCAACTTTAATTGGAAGTTCATACGCGCTAGGAACACTTATTACTTTAGCTTTTTTATTAATAATTTTAAAAGTTTCTATTTGAGTATTAAGTATTAATTCTTTATCACCAACATCAACCTTATTGTTGTATCTTTCTCCTATTGGTTCTACAATATAATCATATAAACTATTCACTATATTGTAAGTTATATTCTACGGCAATAGCCATATTAGAATTAAACTTTTTCCAAGGTAACACTTCGTTAGATTTTTTAATATATATTAAATATTCACCCTCATTATTGTTTCCTACAATATCACATATAATATGTCCACCATATACTTCTTGTCCTACTGAATAATGCATTGCATCGTTTTTGTAATCTGATCCAATGCTTATTTTGCGAATTTTATTGGACATCACTAGTTTCTTTTACTACTTCTAATTCTGTAGGTTTTTCTAAAATAGTATATTCTCCTGTTTCTACATTAATATTAATCTCTCCATACTCTGCTTCTAATACACCCTTAAAATTTTCTACTTCTTCATTAATTTTACCAAATTCATGTAATAACCCGTGTTTTTGAGCGGATAAGTATCCTACTTGATTTAATATTTGATTTAACTTAGTTTGTTGTTCTTGAATTGTTTTTAAATGTTCTTCTTTAATTTTCATTTTATTTTATTTGATTATTTATATTATCCCAGGCACTCGATCAGTTTCAAGCATTCCTTGAGATTCTAATTCCCCATTTGGAGTAGTAGACGTACTTATATTAGTTAATGTCCATTCATTGGGTGCAGTTGGTAAATTCCACTGTGCATTTTCCCCCATTCTATACCAAGCTACTAAATTATATGAGTAACCTAAAGCATTTAAATCACAATTAGTATTAAAATCATATATTGTTTGAACTTGTGCTAAATTTAGGTTGGTATTCCAAACTGATATTTCATCTAATGTTCCATAAAATTCATTAGGTAATGTTCCCGTATTCGTATTACCTATACAAAATGGGCTAGGTTGAACTGGTATTGATCCTCCGAGTGGAATTGTCTGTGAATCTTCTTCAACTCCATCCACAAATAGTCTTAACGTGTCAACTCCATCATAAGTTCCTACTACATGATGAGTATCAAAATCGGTAATATTAAAATCTACACGTCTTTGTGAGAGTGGATTACCATTACCTAAATTAACGGTAAAAGCAATTTTATTATTAGTAGCGTTTTGTCTAACATATAAACTATACCCAGCATTTCCACCTGGAATTCCACTAGCTTTGTCTGCTATCATGTATAATGTACCTGCAACAGGAGCAGGTATTGCTGGATCTATTTTAAACCACGCTGAAATACTAATAGTATTAGTTATATTAAAAATTGGATCCGTAGCGTCTGCCGTTACAGAATTATTTGCTCCATTAAAATGAAAAGCATAAGGATCAGTACATGCTGGTGGACCTTTAACTCGCTTAAAAGCAGGAATAGTATTTACATTTTGATTTACTAAAGGCATGTTAGAATAATGCTAAAATAACTTCCTTTGGATCATCAGTACCTGCTGCTTTTGCGGCGCAAACGCTTAATGCTGAAATAGGTAAAAACGTACCTGCTGGCACATTATGATAAACTACTTCATTTTCGCTTTCCATTATAACAGATATAGTGTTCATCGCACCTCCAACATAAAGAGCTGCACCAGGTCCTGGTGTTTCATACGTACATACACATGCTTCTTGTGGATTCTCCTCAGCAGCCTCACATCCACATGTATAAGTATATTTAGTTTTTTGTAAAAAAGCTTTTAATGGTTCTATAGTTGAAGCTGAACTTAAATCTGGTGTTTTAAAAGGAATTTCATTTCCAGCAGCAGCTGCTAAATCTGCCTCTTGACTTAATGCCATATACATGTTAGTAAATGGACAACCATAATCCCAAGCAGTATCCCCAATTGTATCTATTTGTACAGTCGCATTTTCTG